GGCAAAAAGAAATAAAAGCTTGGGCTAATGGTCATAGGATTGAGTATTGCGCACCGCTAGACCTAGATTGGTGCCTTACAAAAAACCCTTGTTTTGACAACGATCTTTTGTACAGGGTTTACAGCCCTGAACGTGAAAAAATAGATAGCCTTATAGAGTTGCATACAGGAACAGTTAACGAGCTAACTTTAAAGGCGGCGGATGTCAATAACAATCTAAAAAAGGCAAAAGCACTGCTGCAAGAATGTAAAATCAAGCTTAATAAGTTAAATGGTTCGATGATGCATAAACATAAAAAATATATAGTTTTTGATCTTGGAAGTAGTGTGGTCGGTGGTATGGAGGACATAATTTTCAGTTTTGACACAATAGAAGAGTTTAAGCGAAAAAAAGAAGAGACTAAAATGTATCTGCGTTGTGACATAATTGTTGATAGAGATACTTGGGAAGATGTCACTGACGAATTGGGATGTAATAATGCATAAATATAAAAAATATATAGTATTTGCTTGGTATGAACATGAGTCTGAGGGCGGTTTAAGTGATATACAAGGTAGCTTTGACACAAAAGAGGAATGTCAAAAATTTAAAAACGAATGGGAGATTTGGGCATGTTGGAATGTGCAAGTTATTGACAGGGATACTTGGGAAGATATAACTGGCGAATTTAGGTAAAACAATGGATGAAACAATGAATGAATTTAAAGCTCTGATTACAGAGAAAGGCTTGTCCAATGCACAGGCTGCAAAAATAGTAAAAAAGTCTTTGCGTAGTGTGCAGCGGTGGGCTGTGGGTACAGCAAAACCAAGTTATGCAGAATTACAAATGATTAAAAATTATAAGGCCGGGCTATGAACATAAACGACGTAATGAGAATATATCCTCACGTAGAAAAATTTAAACCAGCAACGACAGGTATTAAATACGATGAGGGTAAACCGCTAGAGTGCCGTAAATTATTAGCTGCTGGGAAGGAGCCTATAGAGATAGCAAAAAAACTAGACGTAACGGTGGATTGCGTCTACAAGTGGCGTAGAAAAATAAAAGAGAGTAGTCATGATAACGTATGAAGATGCAGAAATTGCACATTGGAATATAATTAACAGCGATATACAGTACGCTAAAGCTAAAGAATTATTTCACGGACTAAGTAACCAAAGAAAAACTATCCGCGCAATTGCCTACGGTCATCAAACTGGAAGTGCTGCTGATAAAATGCAATTAGCACTGGCTAGTATTGAATATCAAGAGCATTTACAAAAAATTAGAGATGCCGAGCTGGAATTTTTAACGCTACATGAAAATAGAAACAGCGCCAATAGAACATGTGATATGTGGCGCAGTATTAATTCAGCGTATAATAAGTTTGGCAATATATGAGATTAATAAAAGGAAGAAAGCGTTGCAAGTGTAAAAATTGTGGCGCTTATGTTTGGAGTGGCGATCTAGTTTATGTAGCTGAAGAGGGTCGCTATTGCTATAAGTGCGGCAGAATAAAAAGCCTGCATGACGGGTTTATGATATGGCTAAGGGGTTTTTTAAATGCCAAAGTGTAAAGTCTGCAAAACAAAGTTTGAGCCTAGGTTTTTCCTACAAAAAACCTGTATGAATCCTGCTTGCTTGGCTGAGTGGTCAAAGCTTGAGCGTGAAAAAAAGCAAAAAATTAAAGATAAGAAAACAAAAGAGCGATTAAAAACTAAATCTGAGTATAACAAAGAAGCGCAAGCCGCTATAAATAAATACGTTAGAATTAGAGATAGTAAAAAGCTCTGTGTAAGCTGTGATAGCGCTTTATCTGTTAATTATGGTGGTACTACCGATTGTGGCCATTATCGCTCAAGAGGTTCAGCTAGCCACCTTAGATTTAACTTATTTAACATGGCTGCTCAATGTTCAAGGTGTAATAGGTATTTATCAGGAAATGTTGTCGAATACAGAAAAGAATTAATAAAAAGAATTGGTTTAGATAGAGTGGAAAAAATAGAGCAAGACAATCAACCGCGTAATTTTACAGTTGATTATCTCGCTCGGATTAAGCAAATTTTTACTAAAAAAGCCCGTCTTTATGAAAAGCGATTTAGGTAGATGTTACAGTTATACCGCTACCAAAGGCGGTAGTGCCAATTGCTGTAATAGTGCCTGTACTCTCCGAATCTGACCAAGTAAAAACACACTGTAGCTTTGCTTCGTCTGGGTCTGTATCGTTCAATACGCTAAAAACAGGCGCTGAAGAAAAACCAGTCGGCGCAACAATTTGTAGCACGTTGTGTTCTATATTGTCCTCGAATTTACCAGTTATCATAACCATGGCTTTATAGGATGCTATTGGGCTTCCACCATTATCAAACCTATTAGCCATTATAGTTACGTCTAAAATCAGCTTACCACCGCCGATTATGCTTACTCTTGGGAGGTCGAATGCTATCGTGTGAGCTGAATTACCTTGTAACCTTCCAGCAGTCCAGCACACAGGAAAAGCGTTGCCGTTCAACAACCTGCCTGTTTCCTCATCTTCGGTAACTCCGAACTGCGTTGGTTGTGCGATCTTAGCTGTTAAATTAGTGTTATCATTTAGACCCCTGACATTTGTAAATTTACTAGGAAAATCACTACGGGCAACAATGCTAGCATTTCCAGTTATGCCGCTGTCTATGACAAACAAACCAGATGCTTCAACATCTTTTGTGTGGGCGCAAACTATATCAAGATTGATATTCATCGGGTTAACAACACCAGCTCTCGAAATACTAACGTAACAAATATCGGGATCGGTTGAGCTTTCCATGCCGTTTCCTTTTATACTGCCGCGCACTACAACATTACCCTGAGCGTTGCTAATAGTAATACCTCTATCAATAAAACTTTCAATATAAAAGTTAATAATGTGCGTATTTGATGGTGCAACAATCTCAATAGGTCTTTCTATTTGCGCACCGTAGGTATGAAATCCGTCAAAAATCCAACCGGCAGATTGTCCGCAATAAATTATTTTATCAGTCAAGCCCTGCTCACCAAAAGCGATACAGTTTATAAAAAACCCATCAGTTATCTTTTGGTTACCAAAAGCGCCAAAGTCATAAAGCGTACCGCCACACGTTCTAACTGTGCAATCTTGTATTTTATTTTCTACGAGTGAGCCACCAACCGCTGTTCCATCACTTGATAAATGTGTTGTGTGTATGCCTCCGCCGCCTGCATTTACTGCGTTAACATCTAAAACACTGCTAAAATAATCTCTAACAACTAGAGCTATTTGATTTGTTAAACTTTTCTCTCCGCGTATTTGTATTGATTTTATTGTCATTGCGCCATCTGTACTAGCTGTGGGATCTACCCAACCTTCACTAGCACAAATAACTTTATCAACACCAGAATGAATAATAGAGCCAACGCCGCAACCCTCATAAAATATACGAGATCTAAACTGCACCGTTTCAGTGGTTTCATAAGTATTTTTGGGATAAAACACGTAGCCAATACCTGACAAGTTGGCAGATTGTAAACTTAAGTAATCGTCTGTTACTCCATCACCCTTAGCGCCACATTGCATTACGTTGATAGTGCCGTCGTGCGCTATAGCTGCCACATTCCCGTTGCTAATTGTGAAATCTCTAAGCTCGTCTGGAGTGCCGCCGTAGTCAGCTAAAGTTTTAATTGTGTATTTTGCAGACGAAACACTATCACCATTTAAGTAGTAACTTTCAGTAAAGCAGACTGTACCCTCTTGTAAGCTACTTAGCTTTAAGCTGTCCACTGAGTCAAAATAAACAGCGGCTTGCTTGGGTAAAGAACTAGCGTTATGCGCTACTTTTTTTGCGTTAACAGTGTCGTTGTTGTCCGCTTCGTTTTCGCTTGGGAATAAGTATGCATCGTAGCTCTGATTTACATGAGGAATAAATAGCTGTGTGCCGTCGGTTGTTGGAAAGCCGTCATTATCAAGCTGGCATTTCGCTAACAAAGTTACTCCTGTGCTATCAGTTGCCATGCTGGTGGGTGTTGTTGTACTGGGTACGTAAAACTTTAAGTAATACCCAGTCTGTTCGTCGTATTGCGGAATGATTGCCGCGATTGGTGCGTATGACATTTAATCTTGCTCCTGTACTGTGGTTGCTGCGCTTGTTGTTGCTGCGCCTTTTAAACCTAACTTGTCAATTTCTTTTCTTAAGTCGTCCGTTATTTTTATTCTTTGTCTAGCTGTTTTTGCGGCTCTTCTTTTAATTATCAGATTCCTGATTGGTTTTGACTCTGCAATACCTGCAAGAACACCCGGTATAAGTGCTGCAGGCACAGCTAATGCTGCCCCTAATGTTAATTGTTGCCCAGTTGGTGTTGTAACTGGTGCGTCTTGCGCTCGTCGCGTCTTACCTAGTTGATCACGCAGCGCAAAGATTGCTTTTCTTTCTTCTGGGTTAAAAAGCTTCCCTATCTGGTTTCTTGTGTCGTTTAATTGCTTTAAAAACTTATTAGGGTTTATGTCATCACCGTCAATTGATGATTTACTTAACGCGCGTTGCAATATCCTTTGTTTCGCTGCACCCTTGCCTGCATCATCTAGGTTACTTGCCAAAAACTCGATATCTGAGTTTTTATTGCTGAACAATAACCTGTCTACAATTTCTGGATCAGCATCGCCGCGTTTAATTATGGCTTTTGCGCCCTGTTTATTGTTACCTAAAGCAAACTCACTAACTGTATCGTTTGCCCTTTTCCATTTCTTTGCTAGCTGTGGGTCTGCGTCTTTGGCAAAGTTAACCATGTCATCAGTTATCTTTGCGTAAACTCTTTTTAAAAGCCCTGTGTCTGCATTCCCTTGCACTGGCGCTCCTCTTTCGACTTTTGCTAGGTTGCTACCGACGCTAGATCTTATCTCCTTTATTAGCTCAAAAGTTAGATCGTCTGGAGCATCAACAAAGTTTTGCATGTCGTTAACTATAGTTTGATCTGCTTTTGTACCTTTTTGACCTTCTCTCTTAATAATTCCTTGTGCAAACTCTTTTGTTTTACTTAAAGGTACGCTACCCATCTGGTCTAGCTTTGCTGTTGATTGCTCATACAATTCACCAATCGCCTTTTTTGATGCTTTTACTGAGTCTTTTAAGCCCTTGACTATTTTTGCTTCAAATCCAACACCGTCAATCACATCGTAATTACTAGCCAACTTTTCTATAGCCTTAACTCGCTGCTCTTGCTGCCCTCTCCTTTGAAAGCCTGCAACTAGCTCACCTTGTGATTGCATAAGTCTGCCAAGCCTTGTTTGCGGCGGCATAGCGTCACTTGTTAGCTGTGTTATTCCTGTGCTCTCGTCTAGTGATTCAACGCCTGCTTGCTCTGTTTTTTTCCATAAATCTGTTACTGGGGCATTAGCGTTACTAGTTGCTACTCTTTTCGCAGTACCAAAACCTGTCATCTCTAAAGCTAGATCAGGTATTAATTTAATAAATGTTGCTACCGCGGGACTTCCAGTAATATCTAGCCCTTGGTCTGCCCCTTTGTCAGCAAAATCAGTAACCGCCTTAATTATTGGTGCCACCGGTTCAAGTGCGTCACCTAACTGCCGTAAAGCTTCTTGACCGCCGCTTGTCGGCTCTATGCGTAACTTGTCTTTAATAGAGTTAATAAGCTGCTCTGGATCGTTATCAGTTAGCGGGTTTATTTTGTCAACTAATGCAGTAAGTCCGCCAATAGCAGTGCCAGCAACATCACCAGCCAAAGTGGCTGCACCACTGATTCCACCCAAAACCTGATCTGCTGCTGTTGTTTCATTTTGCACTACCTCATCTTGTTGTTGTGGCTCTTGTGGTTGTTGTGGCTGGCTTTGGTTTAGCTCTCTTATTTTATTAGCAAAAAAAATAGCTGCCTTTTTATCGCCTTTTCTATCTGCTTTAATTAGTGCGTTTTTGTACGCTTCAATATCAGCCATGATTAAAACCCGTAATCGCTAAGTATATCTTGATCTGTTCTATCATCCATTATTGTGTTTTTTTCTAAATATTCGGCTATCGTGGTTTTTCCCTTGCCAAGCTCAATAGCCATTTTACTTAACTCTCGGCTTAACTTTTGCTTTGCCTTTATTCTAGCGCCTAGCCATGTTTTCAATGCTTTAGGTTGTAAGTTTTTCGGTACTGCTGTGTCCATTGCTAGTTTTAACTCACCCTCCGATAATGCTCCGAATGTCGTTGCAGATATAACATCTAAACCCATTCTTTGAGCTGCATTTTCTAATGCAATAGTCGACTCTTTAAATGAAGGTAAGAACTTATCAAAGAAGCCACTACTGGCACCTGCATCTATGGACTTTATTGCCTCTTGCATTGTAGATATTGAGTTTCTAGTTCCTTTTAGCTGATCAAATGCATCTTTAGAAACACTAGTCGCTTGTTTCAATAAGTCTTTTCTTACATCCGCAGTGACCTTAATGTCTGCTTTTTGCTGTTCTGTCGGCCTTATGAATCCGGCTCGCCTGCCGTATTGCTCCGCAGCAACAACATCGCCTTCGTCACCAGTTGTGTCAGCTTTTTGTTTTAAGGCTTGGTATGTTGCAAAATCTTTTTGTGAAGCTGTCCTTGTTTCTTGTTGACCACCACTAACTGACTGTAAAAAAGAGTTAGTGCCTTGCGATAACGTTTGCAATCCGCCCGGCTGCGACACCATAGCCATAGCAGCATCAATCTCTTGCAATTCAGTTTCAGGTAATTGCCCTTGACTAACAAGTTGCTGTACTACTGCCTTTTGCCGCATAAGCTCATTATTAATAATCTGTGGATTACCTGTGTTTAAAGCTGTGGACAAACTTTGTGCATTTGCAAAATCAAATTGCTGCACCTGCTCTTGAGTTGCTATTGCTTGGCTTAGTCCGCTATTTGCAGATTGCGCTTGGTTTATCATGCCCGGCTGCGCCGCCTTCATTAACTCAACCTTCATCTGTGCTTGCTGCTGTTCTAACGGTGCAAGCATACGATTCTGTCTTATAGAGTCGCTTTGCTTTATGTTTTGCAGTGCTTGGCCGTACCGTTGACCTACGTTTATAGCTGGCGTACCCATTAATGATATTCTTGGATCTATTGCCATTTTTTATCCCCCGTAAAGATTACCCATGCTAAAGCCGCCATCGCTAAACCCGCCACCGCGACCAAATAAATCAATCGCCCCTGTACCTAGATCGATAAGATTGCCAGTCGCCCCGCTTCGTGCGTTTTGAGCGCCCACCACGCCAGCCGCCTTAGCTGCTGTGCCCGATGTTAGATAGTCACTTACTTTGTCAGCAGTAGATAGATCGATATTTGCCATATTGCCAGCCATCCCGCCGCCAAAATTAATTAGATCGAATATGCTTTGTTTTTGTTGGTTAATAAAGGGCATTGCTGCCATAGCTCCGGCGTTTTGTAGTCCGACTAATGTATCACCAGCCGACAACCTACCTGCACTAGCAGCAGACTGATTCATATCCTCGGTAAGCATATCTCTCGACATCTGAAATAAAGGATTATTCATTGCAAAGTCTGCTTGCGCCTGCGGGTCAGTTAAAAACCCCGCCATACTTAGCCCTTGTTGCCCTAATTGCTCGTAAGGTGATAAATAACCTAAAGACCTATCTCGCGATGGAATTAATTGGTTATTTACAACGTTTTGTGCCATTTCATCCTGTAAAGCCCCAGCCTTTTTTCTGGCCTTTGCATCTTCGCTACCCGTAAAAATATTACCAATTTGTGATAAAAATCCCATTTTATTTCCTTAGTTTGATACTGTACCAGAAAGATTCGCGTTAACAAACGCTGGTGTAGTTGCGCTTGCTTGTATTCGTGATAAATTACTAACTACCTGCCCGATAAGTTGCGAACAGTGCCAAGTTTTACCCGGTAATATATCTTTTTTAGCTAAGTAATTTGACGAGCTAGCTGGCGTTGTTTCGCCTAGCCTCCAAACCGTTACAGTTTCAACAGTTGTGTTTGTGTTAGTAAAAATTGCAGACCCGACAAACGCTGCACTATATTCGGTTGAGCTAACAATAGTTGCTGCTGACGATGTTAGCTGTGTGTCAATTGTAAGTTCTTGTAATTGTGTGGCCATATTTTATCCTGTAATTATCCATTCATTTTTAGACGCAACATATATTAATTTTACCGCATCGAATTTAGCGTTAAGTTTATGCTCAAGTTTATCATCAATATTTACCAGCGCTTTGTACGTCACAGTAAAATCATTAATTCTTTTTATTGTTACTTGCTCTCTATCGTTTGGCGCAGGGTTTAAAGTTATCTCTATATCTAGTACGTTGTCGCATATAAGCACTTCGTCACCAGACGTTGTGTGATCTTCATCTATTAACTCAGTTGTTTGATCTTCTTTCTGTCCATGCATTAAACTTATATGTGTGTTATGTTCTTCTGTTTTCTGTGTAAAATTAAACTCTTCACTAGCTTGTAATTGTTGACTGTAAATGTTTTGAAGACCGATATTCATATCACTAATGCTTTCGCGCCCAGCAGATGAAAACATTTTTCTTATTTTGTTTTCGTGTATATAATCATTACCGCCGCCGGTACGCTTCCACATCTGAAACAAGTTGAAAGCAAAATCATCGAATGCTTTTTTTAAGTCAGGGTTTTTCGCTACTGATTCGGGCAGCGTTATCTGTAAAGGTGGATTGACGCGATTACCTTTCATCGTTTAGCAGCCTTAACTTTTAAATAAGCACCTTTGATTGTTAGCGGAACCGGGTCACTCATTGTAAATCTAAATACAAAGCTATTACCATGCATCATGTGATCGACCTCTGTCCTGAGCGTGTGTTCGCCTTGTCTACCAAGCTCCATCCACAACACATGAGGAAAACTGCGACCGCCATCAATAGAAACCTCAACCATCATTCTTGGCACCTCGCCCTGCCCTGTAATAAGCCCCACGCCCTGCTCTACGTCAAGCTGCAACCTGCTCATTAACATCGAGTCACTGTTTAAATTAAAATCCTTAGCTGAGAATGCCTTAGTTGTCCTTTTGCGCAGTATTGTGTCTGTATCTTGGGTGTAAACATCTCTTTCGAGAGTCAACCATTTACCACCACTGGCAACATATGTATTGTTATAAGCGTGTACTGAGCAAGTGGCAGAGTATGCGTCATTATTGTTGCCGCTTGATAGTTGTGACCATCCGTTAACGCCTAGCGCCTCGTTTATCATGTAAGTAACATTTGCAGACGGGAACGTGATCACATAAAAATCTTGACCTTGCAGTGTTACCGTATAACCTAGAGCATCATTAACAACGGGCATTTGCTCTATAGCATTAGACAAGCAATCGTCACTAATTCTGTCGTATTGATTGCCGGATACTCTATATATTGCATTGTCATCACCTAGCCAGTAGAGCGCCTTGTCTGTGTGCGCGACTGAATGTATAGCGCCTAGCCCGACACTAAATTGCTGCCCCTCTAACCTGTCAATAGGCGGCTGACCTACGCCTGAGTTATACCACGGCTCTGTTGTTCTTACTCCAAATCTGTATATAGTCCTATTGAACACATAATCCCTAACCAGCTCATCTGCTGAGCTTTCAGCGCCTATACCGTCTAGGCCGCTAACTTTTTCAGGCAAATTAGGCTGTGACATAAAACTCAATGCAGGTGTTGTATAAATAAACTGACTGTTGATAAGTGCCACTGATTTAACATTGCTAAGGTTTACGTTTTCATTTTCTTTTAGCGTACCTTTGCTTGCTGTGTATATGTAAACCTGACCGCTGACAATCACTAAATTATCGCCATCGTCTGCCATTATTACACGCCCACCGCCGACAATCGTGCCCAGCCTTTTATGTATGCCAAGCTTGTTTACTTCATATAACGAGTCATCTACAACTCGGTAGACAACTTCATTCATCACATAGCAACCGCGCTCATTACTGCCTACCACTGAGTTTACTAATTTTTGCCCGTACCAGCTCTGTAAGCTAGCCTGTTTGTCGCTATACTCATTAACTTGCAGGTACATATTAGTAGTGTTTTGCACACTAACTGAACGCGTGCGGTTTTCATGTACGCCACCAAGGATATTAAACGGCACTGTTTGAAACATTAAACAACACCTCTCGGAAGTGGAACGCTAGACGCTACGCCATAACGCGCTTTTTTGTCTGCTTTGTTAGCTCCTTTGATTGCACCTTGAAATTTTAACGCATATTCTACTGACTCGTCGGTATCACGCGACCAAAAATACAGTTGATGCAAAACACCGAATAAGTAAATATTAGGGTAGTTAGTTAAAATAATATTTGTCTGATTATCACTAGTAAGCGCACAGGGTTTTTTATAAAAAGATATGCTTACATCATAATAATTGTCGGGCACGCAATCAAACTCAATCTTATTGCCGATAATAGTGTAAAACC